TGACGAACTTGTCGTGGACGACCTGCGCCTGCTTCGACGACAGCCCGGCTTCGTGCATCCACGGTTTGGATGCCTTGGCGAGCTCGTCATTGTAGGGCACGTCTTCCGGGTAACCTTCCGGACGCTTGAACTCGAGTTTGTCGGGAGACGCGATCGGCCGCCGCTCCTCAGGAAGCTTCGAGACGAACTTGTCCCACTCCTCCTGCGGCGCGTCGGCAGCCGGCACATTGACCGCGGAACCCAGTCGGGACTCCGCGTTCATGCCGCCGGCGAGGGCGTCGTCGATGGTCTTGTAGCCCTTGGTTTCGACCCACTTCCGGGTGCCTTCGGAAAGACCGGAAAATGGATTGCTTTCGCTTCCTGCAGCAGACCCGTTCTCTACAGGTTGCGATGGCTCTGCAGGGGTGCCCGCCGGATCCTGTGCAACAGGTTCCACGGACCCGGCTCGCGCCTGATCTGACATGAGATGTTCCTTAGTTGAAGCGGCTCACCCGGCCGCCGGGATTTACGTGGCCGAGATGGCGGCGTTGGTGTCCGCCCTGAGCCAGTTCGTGCCGTTCGAATAAGCCACCACCGGCGATCCGGCGGCGCCGTTGCTCACATAGATGAGGCAGCGCGCATAGGACGCCGCGGCCGGCGCCGTGGCCACCGTATAGGTCAGCAGCTTGAGCGGCGATCCGGTGGTCGACACGGCGGCATTGGTCAGCGTTCTTGGTATCCCTTTGGTCATCTGAGTTCTCCTGAGGAAAGGGTTCTAGCGGCTTTCCCCGCCGCGGGGATTTGTCACGCGGCGCGCACGGCCCGGATCCGCTCCAACCTGGCCGAGCGCTGCAGTTCGACCAGCGCCTCGTCGCTCATCTGCAGATCGTCCATGATCAGCTGCAGCACCTCGGCGCGCGCATTCGAAAGCGCCGAATGCAGCTCGAAGCCGTGCGGCGTCTTCGTCCTGGCGATCCAGTCGGCATAGGACGGGCGCCGGAAATAGCCGGTGATGTTCGCCAGGTGCGTGAGCACGATCTCCGCATCTTCGGTGCTGCCATTGCCGTTGAACAACCGCCGGAAAGCCTCAACCCTTCTGAGCTCCGCGGCCGACGGCCCACCGGCATCGCCGGCCCGGGCGAAGGGTTTCTTCCTGGTCATGCCGGCGGCGCGGCCGGAGCCTGCATAGCGCCCGGCGGGATCATCCCTGCCTCACGCGCCTGAGCCGCTGCCGGCACCGCGGTCGCGGCAATGTCGGCACCCTGCTTCAGCGCCGCCATGCCGGCCTGTGCCTGTTGCGCCTGGGCTCTCGCCTGGCGGATGGCCTCGACCTCGTCGTCAGTCCGGAGCAGCCGCTGCGGCGCCCGCGAAGCCTCCTTCTTGATCTTCAGGTATTCGTCGCCGTCGATGCGATCGAGGATCGACGGATCCATGGCCGCCTGCGCGTACTGCACGGCCGACGTCACCACCATGTCGGAATCGCGGCTTTCGGCGGCGCGCCGCAGGATGTCGAGCGGCGAGGTGAAGGTCGGGCGGATCGGCCTGCCCGCCAGGCTCTGCGGCGGCAGGAACTGCGAGCCCTCCTCGTAGATCCCCTTCTCCTCCAGGATGGCCAGCTCGCGCTCCAGGTTGGCGGCGAAGCCGGCCTGGATGATCGATCCGGACGGACCGAGCAGCGCGCCTTTTTCCTCCTGGCGGATCAGCGCCTCGGTCGCCGTCATCTGCGGGTTCTGCACCAGCGTCTGGAACAGGTTCACGAACATCATGTCGCGGATTTCCTCGGCGCGGCCCGCGGCGTAGTCGAACGCCATGCGCGGATCCTGGCCGGTGTTGATCGGCGCAATCATCGGCCGGCCGGACTCGTCGATCAGTCCCGGATAGTGCGCGCCGGGATTAAGCGTCGGGATGTAGTCGAGCTCGGCCTTGGTGGCCAGCGCCGGGTCGGTGGCCTGCTGCAGGCCGCGCAGGCCGGTGCGCCTGACTGCGTTGATCTCCCTGACCGTGGTCAGCGCCTCGATCGTCGGGCTGATGCCGTAGCTGTCATTCTCGTAGCGGCGCCAGTTGAAGCAGGCCACCGGGAAGGCCGAAAAGCCGCTCTCCCTGACGATCGCCTGTTCTTCCTCAAGCACATGGTAGGACACGAAGGCGCTATCGAGATACTCGCTGACATCCTTCTTGCGGTAGGTGCGGCGATCGTCCCGCGGCTTGATGCACTGGATCAGGCCGAGCTTGGTCAGGCACTTGGCCGGATCGTTCGCCATGTCCTTGACCGAGGCCGGCAATTTGTCGCCGAACTCCTGAGCGCACTGCCGGGCGGTGCGCTCGTACTTCCTGTGAAACAGGTCGACGCGGCCCCAGCGGTCGCGTCCGATATAGGCCTCGACGACGGGGATCGAGGCGTAGTGGATCATCGTCGCGCCAAACCCCTCCTCGGCGTAGAGGTAGCCCGGCCCGTAGCGCACGACGTTCCTCAGGCATGCCTGGGTGGCCGGCACGAAGTTGGAGATCGCCGAATAGCGCAGCGTGAACAGGAAATCGCGCAGATGCTCGGCCCACTCCTTTTCCTCGTCGGTCTCCTCGTCGTTCATCGCCTCGGTCGACAGATTGTGCCACTTGTCGGACTGCGGGATGATCAGGCTCTCCAGCCCCGCCGCTAGCCGGTTGGCGGCCGAGTTGATGGTGTTGTCGTAGACCTGGACCGAACGCCGCTCGGAACGCTCCGGCTGCGAGCCGAAGCCGCGCGCCGTGCGATGCGTATAGATGTCGGGCGCGTCCGGGTCGCAGAAATCGGCGACCTCTTGCCATACCGACTCGTACTCGCGGCGCTCGGCCTCCAGCTCGTCCTGGCGGGCGAGCACGTCATGGGCGCGGGTATCGGCCATCTACGCTGCCAGGTTTCCCATCGCCTTGAACACGGCAGTGCTGCCCGCCGTGCCTGACGTCACGCACACCCACCCCATCGGGCCACCGGCCACCGGAATGTGGTTGAAGATTACATCACCGCGCGCCCACTGGCCCGTCGTCGGGAGCGCACTTTCGAAGCATATCTGCCGCCCATTGGCCAGCGACGCCGGTGCCGAACGCAGGCCCAGGAATAGCCGATCGATATATTTGGCGTGCGGCACCGGGCTGGTCCTGCCGAACGTCGTCGTCGTGCCGGCCAGCGTGTCGTATTGAGTCCGGTTTGCAGCACTGCCCGCATATTCCGTGGTGATGCCGCCACCCGTGAAGTCCAGCTTCCTGCGCCTTATGGACGACGACAGCGTGGCATGCTTCAGCGACTCGAGGACATCGTCCTCGACCATATGCGCTATCTCGAGGAGCGTGCCGTCGCTGGCATTGTCGGACAGCCGCAGCTTGTTGAATCCGCCAGCGCTGTAGAGCACGCCGAGACTGTCAGCTGTCAGGTTGGTGAAGCCAAAGCCGGGATAAATAGCCATCGTATTGGCGGCCAGCCGGCAAGGCTGGCCGACTTCCGCATAACAGCCCAAAAGCAGGGAGCGCTGGCTGTCGGCCGCCAGCGGGAAGTTGAAAGAGCCGCCCTCGACAATCGTAGTGTCGCCGCTGACCCACACCTCGTTGTCCGTCGGCGTCCAGTTGTAGCCGTCCGCCAGTGTCTGCGCGGCGCTACCCGAAAATATCGGCTCGACCGTTGAATTGCCGACCGCCGTCGTGACGCGATAGACGCGCTGGTTCGACCCCTCGACATAGGCGCCGACAGCATAGGCAGTGCCGGAAACCCAATCGACGATAGCCGCGCCGCCGCCCGGCTCGCCATAATCGTGCCAGACCGCCACGTTCGTTCCCGGTGTGGTCGTCGGACCGAGCACCTGGTCGATGCAGACATAGTGGTTGCGATCGTACTGCCGCCTTGCACCTTCTGCATTGCCGTTAGTGTGGACGCCATCATAGACATTGCCGAGAAAACTCTCGTCGCGAATGCCCCAGCCACGATTGGCGCTGAAATCAGATCCGAAGCAGGTTCCGGCATTGCCGTCCGGCCCCTTCACGAACAGGCCGTGGTTGCAATTGATTGCCCGCCCGCCCCAGATGCGCCAGTTGTTGGCGTTGCCGCGCAGCTCGCCGGTGACCTGCGCCCCGGCCCAGATGTGATAGGCATCGCCGGCAAAGTACTTAATGTAAAGGTTTTTCGCATCGAAGCGAGCACGGCCCCAGATGGCGTGCCCGGTCGTCACGCCGCCGTTGTCGTAGCCCCCGAACAGCGCCATGTTCTCGATAATGCTGGCCGCGGCCGTCGAGTAAGGCGCCTCCCATCTCCACGCATACCCATCCGCGCCGATCACCGTGCCTGACGTATGCGACGGAGCCGGAGCCGCCGTCAGGCCACCACCCGCCGTGACCAGCGTATAGATGTTGCCGCCTGTGACATGCCGGATGCCGCCGTTGAGCGTGGTCATGTTGCCGACGATGTAGGTCTTGCCGGCCGCCCATGTCCCGCACGACCCGGTGAGGCCGAAGGTGTCGGGGTGGTGGACTACAATGCCGTGCTTATCGTTGGCGAACTGCAAGATGGTGGCGTTGCCCTGGTCGCCGCCGCCGCCGCCGCCCTTGCCGCGCAGCGTGACGACATTCCGCAGGTGAATAGTATCGCTGAACTGGTAGGTGCCGTAGCCGAATTCGATCACCGGCCCGGCAAAGCCGCCGTTGCTGGTGAAGTTGACGCCTATCGCGGCTATCGCATCGACAATGGCCTGATGGTTCTCGCTGCCAGTCCTGCCGACGCCTCCACCGAACATCTCCGGCGTCAGGATCGACTCGCGGATTTCCCACCAGGTGCCGTCAGCACTCTGGATCTTGCCGGCATGCGCCGGCTCGCTCGCCACCTTCCTGTAGAGCGCGCCACCGCCATCGCCGGCCGTGTAATGGCCCGCCGTACGGACATAGTCCGGCGGTGTCTCGGGGTTCCACAGCTCGACCGAGCCCTTGGTGCCGAACGTGTTCTCGGCGATGATGATGGGCGAAACGATGCCGGTGATCGCCTCACCCGCAGCTTCGATATCGTTGAGCTGCTCCTGTCCCGCCTCCTCGATGTCGGCGATCGCCTCGTTGGTGATGTTGGTGATGTTGGTGATCGTGTCGTCGGCGATCTCGGTGATCTGGTCGACCGCGGCATCGGCGATGTCCTGGATCTCGTTCTCCGCGTCGGCGACGATGTCGTCGGAGATGTAGAACGAGATCTGAATGTCGTCGGCGCCGATCTCCGGGAAAAGCGTCTGGAAGGCATAGACCTTGCCGCCGTTGGCCGTCCCCTCCTGAACATGCACCGTGGTGCCCTTGTTGATGGAGCGTGGCGAGCGGCCGTCGCTGGCCCTGTACCACTCCCCGGCGCTCGTCCCGTAGATGCCGTTCTGCCGGGCATCGGTCTGGTTCTTGACCAGCACTCGATCGCCCGGCGCGACCGTCACGCCATCGATCGTCAAAAGCCCGCCGGCCGCCAGATTGATGTCGCCGGTCGTGGCGACGCGCACCGGCTCTCTCGAGCCGGCCAGAAGCCGTGAGGTG